TTTCAATGTTTCAATCATTATCTTTCTTCTCCTTTATTAGTTTTCTAATTGGTACGTTTGTAGTTCTCCAGTATATACGAAGCCACCATAAACGTTCCATGACTTTGCACTTAGATTATCGTACATGTTGGAATATACTTTTCTATTCTGACTTCTGCTATAATCTCCGTCAGGTTGTTCAAACACTTGTAAGTGTAGACCTTTAGCTTTACATTCTAGTAAGTAATTACCTCCTCTTTCTGTTGTAGGGTTCATTAGTATGCTATTATCAAAAGTACAACTGCTTGGAACTTTGATATAATATTCTCTAACTGGGTTTAATATTTGTGCAAAGTTCTCAACCTCACAACTAATTGTATAACTCTGTTCAGTAGGGTTAAAATCAGTAGTTTCAAAACCTGAATGAATATTGACTTTATAAGCACAACAAAAGTCAAAGTCTTCGCTGTAATAAAAACCAAAGTTAGGATAAACCTCTCTATGTCCTTTGTCCATTTGGTACTGTGTATACTTGTATCTATCTGCTTCTGACAATTGAAACGGTTTAGGTCCTTCGCCCTCTGTGATTTGGATATTCTTTACATGCCATTCACTATTAGCGCTCATTCTAAAGCGGAAAGTTTTAGCGCTTGGAAACGTTGAAGCAGTAGTGAAAGAAATATAATGCAATTCCCAACCGTCGCTCGTTGCTTTATTACTCCAGTTATATAATAAGTCATTACCAAGTTTTAAACCTGTTTCTCCGTCTATTGTGACATCTTTAGTATTATCAACTAAGATACTGCCACTAGTACCGAAAAAAGTCTGCATATCGCCTTTGATTTTTCTAGCATTAAATTGCCATGTATATCTAGTGTTTGGTTTTAGTTCTACTTCTTTTTCAAACTGATTTGAAACAATGTCAGCTATATCTGTTGCATTTGCAAACTTAAAGTAAGTCATTTGAGGGTATAAATCGTTTTTACGTTCGATTGTACTTTGACCTCCAAAAGCATAAAAAGCAAAAGTTTTATACCAGTTATCGTTATACACTTCACTAGGCAAAACCTCTCCACCCCTAAACAAGTTATTTACACCGTTGTTAGGTGGTGTTGGTATGATTACCTGCTCTTTGAACATGTTCCAGTAGTTTTTCTTGTCTACTTGTATCTCTAACTTATGGCGACCTACTCCGATTAAGTCTAAAGGGTTTAATACATCTACTTTTCTTCCACTTAAATAACTATCCATTTTCCAAACCTCTCAAACCGTAACCGCTGATAATAAAGTCATCTGCACCGATGTCTAAAGTGTACTGCGGTTGTCTATAATTATAATTTGCATTAGGTTGTGAATTTCGCCAACCTGTGATATCTTTGTCTTTTGTACATTTAGCTAAAGCACCATTTAAAACAGTTGTAATTGTCTTATTTTTGGCATTTACTACCATTTCAGTCTTTGAAACGTTCCACTTAGGACGGAGTTCGCTTTCACTTTGCATATAAGGGGTGGCAATTGAACCATATTCCCATTTATGCCCTGCTGTCCATAAAGTGCCTGAAGCAACAGAATTATATTGCACATATATTTTATCGCCTGCATTCAAATTTATACTAAAACTATCTCTTGTCCAGTCGAAATCATCGCCTATCCATTGCCACTTATCTTGAACATTTGCGCCATTTAAAGTAACAAATCTTTGAATGTTTCCAAACCCTTTGACATAAGCCGAAAAGGTATAAACTCCGCTTTTAGGTGCTATGAATAGCTTAGCAATTCCACCCCATGGCCAGTCTTTTCTCTTAACCGTTAGACCTTTATAAGTTCCGTCGTTGTACCAACCTTCACTAAACCACCAACCTCCACTAAAATCTTTAGTGCCTTCTAGCAAGTTAAAGTTAGAATTAAAACGACTAATAGAAACGTTACACAGCCATTTTACACGGTATATTTTCATTTCTACATCAATATACCCTTGAGCATAAACATCTCCGTCTTTGACACTTTGTAAGGGGTCAGCATAATAGAACAAACAGAAGTCCATTTCTTCGTCATAATATAGACCGTTATAAGTGTATTTGTTACTGAAAAATTCAATATATTGCTTTTTACTCATTGCCACGCTTATCGTGTCTTTACTAGGGTTAATAAGTTCAATAGGGTTATGAATTAATAACTCTTCAAAGTTTAACCATGAAAACATTTTATTCATATATCCTTTCTAATTTACATAGTCCTGTCATAAAGTCCATTTCATACGGAACACAAGGACCATAAGACTGATTTTGTGGGTTTTCGTCTTTAATTCCCCACCATTGATAGCGTGTGTTGTACAAGTTGGTGAACATTTGAGGGTTATACTTGACTTTATCATACTGCACTTTAGGAGTGAACTCGTTATAATCTAGCCAGTTAGGGCGAACATTTTGAAGCATTTCAGCGTTAGTTTTGTCCGTGAAAACTATATGCCCATTCATAGCACCGTCCTTTGGTACAATAGACCAATATTTTAATTGTGCTGGTTCTTCTACTGGTATGGTATATTCTTCCGAACGTTCCCATGCTGATTTGGTAGGGTTAAACTTATAAAGCCATGCTCTTCTTGCCTTGTCATTAATGAATAAAACACGGTCAGGAATCGCCTTGGTTCGTTTGTTGTCATAACCTCTGAACCAGTCCTCTGTCACGTGGTCTGTTGCTAGAAATTTTTGAAATAATGAAACGTTCCAACCGATTGAAATACCCTTGATTTTTGTCAAGTTAGTTTCTGTGTCTAACATTCTAACTCTCCACGGTCGCATGATTAGTCCGTTTGGTAGTCCGTATGTAGTCATCCAGTCGTTCATACTGCTATAACTTGGCTCTCCAAACACTTGCGGAGGTGTTACACCAACCCTGTTACGCATTACGTCAACTTCTTTGCCTGAATCTTCATTCACGTAGTAAGAACCTAAAGAGTAACCAACGTTTAAAATTGCTGAACGTGGTATTTCATCAACTCTATAACCTTGACTTGCTTGTTTATAGTGGTAACCCTCTATACATACGTTCGCCATTTCTCCTGCTACTGGGTCAATCGCTGTGTTTTGGTCCACCACATGCAACGGTTCTTGTATTGTTGCCCAATCGTTCCCCACTCCGTCAAAGGCTTGTCTATCGTCTTGAAACTGCTCTGGGTATAAAGTGTTCCCTGTCATGTCAAACACGCTCTTAGAACCGTTTAAAACGTGAAAATTAACTGTTCTACCACTTGCGTTAGTGTATATATCAGAATCAATTCCAATTAATACACGTTGATTAAGAGGACGACAATAGCACCATACGGCATTCTGTTTTGTATCTCCTCCGAACAGTTCATAATTTTCATCGTTCAGTTGTCCACCCCAAACGTAATCTCTAAAATCGTTACTATCTGAATCAGAATACCCTGTGTAAACAGGTCGTGAATCTGCCGTGTCTTGGCTCTTAAAATAGTTATATTCTTCTTCTGTTGTAACGTAGGGTGTTACCTTGTCCATTTCAATCTTAGGGAAAAACAAGCCGATTTGTTCTTCTTGTCCTGTGCTGTCAAGTTCAACAGTCAAACCTAAGTTTTTAGCCGTTTCCGTAGTTTGTAACGTAACTAATTCACTAACAAAAACGTATTGCCATGGTTCAACTGTGTAAGTACCCACAGAAGCCGAAGTATTACCGTATAAGAGCTTTAAATTAAAGTCTAATGGCTTTCTACCAAAGTTAGTTAAACGCATTGATACACCTATTTTATTGCCTTGTGTGAGGTTTGGCTTTACTGGTAATTTTTCCCATTGTGTCCGATAAGTCCACCCCCATTTGCCACTAGCGTTTTTAGGGTTGTAAAGTCTAATTCCTAAGCTATAAGGTCTATGCCAATCACTAGGGAACTGACTAGTTTTATCTACTTCGCTTAAAGCGTTCAGTTTAAAATAATGACTAGGGTCAAATTTGTCTGGATCCTCTGATGTGTCTCCTGTTAAAAATCTAAGGTTTGAACGTGTCAACAAGTTCCATTGTGGCAACTCTTTGCAAAAGTCTAGCCCTGTTTTTTCATTCCAAGTATACGCCTTATTCAATCGCTAAGCCCTCCACTAAGTCCACTAGCTCTTTTTCTGTGCTTACTTCGTCCACTTTTTGTTGTTTGAGTTTTACATTTGCGTCAATATAAACACCCTCAATCTCCATTAATTTCAACAATGCCGAACGGTCTGGCAGTTTATTGACTTCTGTAACTGTTCGCCCTGTTTCCGTCTTACGTCCGTTTGCGTTGTTTTTGTATTGAATAACCGTCTTTGTTTCTTTTCCTCCAAAAGCTAGGGTTTTTAATGCCTCTAGCATTTTTTTGTTTTCTTCTTCTGTCATAGCCATTAAATGAAATAATCCTCACTTTCTTCGCTTTCTAAGAACCACCACATCAAGTTAATTAAAGCGTCAGCCAAATCAATCTTATCTGTATAGCCCTTTTTGATAATACGCATTAGCCCAAAATCGTTTATTTTCGTTTCTGCGTTCATTAAATGCACCGCTAGTAACTTACTATCAAAATGTATTTTACCTTCCTCCATCAGCTTTTGAGTGGCTTCAAGGGTGTTTGATAGCTTAAAGCTGTTTTGCATTACTTTGTTATAAAATTCAATGTCATAAGTTTGTTCAAATTTATCAATGAAATTTTTGGCATAGTTAGGGTCGTAATTCAACGCAATAGGAACACTACCGTTCATAGCACTCATAAAAGCGTCCCACGCTTCGTCTGTCATGTTATTAATGCCCTCGTGTGTTATTGTTTCCCCTAAGTGTTTAAATTTATCTTCTGCACTCTCTGGCATGATAGGGATAGCTTTAAAATAATAGTGTCCGTTTTCTCTGTAACCTATCACAGTACCCCAAACGTCGCCACGTACTGAAAAGTCTGAACCAATAGCAACTAAACGACCGTCAAAGTCTAATGGCGGTACCAGACACTTATCTACAATTTGTTTTGTAAAGATTGTAGTGCTGTCAGTCATTGATAAATTGAAGCGTTTAGTGATAATTTTAGCCATTTTTACAGGGTTACCAATCGCCCCTATAAAGTCCTTTTGAATGTCCTCAAGTGTTAAAGTGTAACCTAAAGCGGGGTTTGCTTTAATGTATTTAGAACTGTCTTTTACTTCGTCGTAATCGTCTAAAGCATAATAGAAAACCCAATGACTGAAATCGTCGTCTTTTACCCATTCTTTCCAACTTTCAAGCTCGTCATCATAAGCACCGCCACGAATAACGTTGTTTGTGGTTGAAATAAAAAGCGTACCCTTATTTTTTCTTAGCCCCTGTCTAATAGTGATAAGAGGGTTCTTTTTGAACGCACCAAACTCATCTATAATAACTAATTGTTCACGTCCACCGTCTAGCGTGTCCTCGTTACTAGCATAGATAGAAATCTCTGTGCCTTTGCTTTTTAGAATTGAGTTATCTTTTACGATGATTTGCTCTTTATTCAGCTTGAATTGATTTTTAAACTTATTAATGATAGTGCCTTGACAGTTTCCCATAGCTCTGAAATGCTTCATCAAGATTTTTTCTGCTTGGTCTTTCTTGGTAGCCATTAAAGCGATGACGCTATTAGGCTTAGGAAACAAAAAGAGTTCAATTAAGGCTATCATGACATCAAGAATAGATTTAGCGTTTGAACGTCCTACAATGACAACAAACTCATCAATTTGGTAAGGAGTGCAATACATCAAAGTAAGCGCCGCCTTGTGATATGGTATGATTTTAAAGCGTTCGTTATTAGGCAAAGTCATGAACTCCTCAATGAAGTTAAAGATTTTATTTGCCTTATCGTAGTCTATTTCATGTTCGATTTTAGCCACTTTTTTCTTTAGTAGCTTAATCATTTCGCCATTATCCTTGCTTTGTCCTATCCAGTCTTGAATTAAACTCATTTTTTATATCTCCTTACATTAAGCCCTCCGCTATAATTCTTGCGTAGTCAATCAAATCTCCGCTTCGTTCCTTTCCTTGGTGGCATTTATGGCAAAGAACTTCGGTTGGTACGTTTATTACTTCTTTGTCAAAGTCATTGACTTCTAGCATGTCATTGTTCCATTGTAGTGGTATAACGTGATGACAAATTAAATGTTCCGTACTCCAACATCTTTCACAATGACCTACCCTATTCTTTTCATAACGTGCTTTTTTTATCCACCTAGGGTTATTGTATAATTTACTTTTAGTATAAATCAACGCTTGTTTAGTTTTACCCCGTTTCTTTCCAGTTTGTTATAAATTTCGTTCGCAATTCTGCGACCGTCCGCACTAGATTGTACGTAAATTTTGATGTCTTGTTGTGAGTTGTCTTGTGTTCCAACGCTTGGTGTTGCCGTTGTTCCTTTGGTTGCTCGTGCATAAGGTTGGACCGCATTCACAGCTCTGCTGATTGCTTCCCTACCACCTGCGAAAAATTGCAAGTCTAGAGGAATTTGACCGTTTCTTGAACCTAGAATTTTTTGACCTAGAGTTGTAGGTTCTTTAATCCCAAGAGGTTCTATATTATTCCGAAGCCAACCAGTCCAACCGCCTGACCAACCTCTTGAAGAGTTAAAACCTAACGCTTTACCAATTAAGCCTGTTTTACCACCGATATTTCTTGAAGCACTCAAAACGTTTTGTACTGCACTATAAGCGTTATTTGCCCAATTGTACAAATCTCTTAATTCACTTATAGCTGAACCAAGTTTACCTAAGAAACTACCGATAGAAGTATAGTTGATTTTGTTAAAGAAGTTATTAACTGCTTGTTTTGCGTCATTAACTGCGTCTTTCATTTCATCTTGTGACACTTTACCGTCATGGTTCTTGTCAATGATTTGTGTCAATGCACCAACTGCTTTACCTGCCATTTGACCTAACTGACTACCGATAGTGCTTGCCATTGTTGTGGCATTGTTTCCTAAGTTACCCATGTCAATGCCTGTATCGCCTAAGCCTTTACGGAAACCGTCCAAAGCACTTGTATTGAAACCGTTGGTAATCATTTCACGAATTTGCCCCCAAGTGCTAGGACCTGAAGCAACTAATTCATTCCCTTTCTGTTGAAACAGTTCTAAAGCTCGGTTCATTACATCTGTACCGATTGCACCATTTTCCATAGCTTGCTTGAACTCTCCCATACCTATGCTAGTATGATTAATTTCGTTGTACGCTTGGATAAGCATATCACGGAACTGTGCACCCAAAGCTGATTGCATGATTTGGTTGAAGTCTTGAGCGTGTAAAACTCCTGAACCTAATGCTTGAGCTAAACCATAAGAGAATTGTTTCTGTGTGTCCATTGATAGACCTAGGCTATCCCCTACGGCATTAATTGAATTAACAATTTTAAATGCTTGGTCGCCTGTTAGACTAGTATAACCTGAAATGGTAGACCCTAGCTCGTTTAGGTCATTACGTTGTGATTTTAAAAGTTCACTGGCTGAATCAATATATGAATTGAATTTTTTGTAACCCTCTGCACCGTCTGACAAAGTAGCTGACAAGCTCTTTTGTGCTTGAATTTGACGGTCATAAGTATTCATCAAGTTGTTAGCAAAACCACCAACTAAACCAGTAGCTTGCGAAACTGCACCAGTAACAAGCCCAAGTCCTGCATTAACTCCGCTCACTACGTTCCCAATTTTTGAGAAAGTTGAAAGCATGTTAGAACCGTAACTTTTTACGCTATCAAACGCACCAGATAAGCTGAACTTCTTGCTCGAACCGATCTTTGAAAGTTCTGTGCTTAGTCTAGTCGCTTGAGTTTGTGCCTTTATCAACTGGCTTTCTAATGCCTGTACTTGTTTTTGTGTAGCACCTGACATCTTAGCATTTGCAAGTGCTTTTGTTAAATTATCAACGTTCTGTTTAGCAAGGTTTAAAGCTCTTTGTGTTTCTTTAATTCCTTTGTCTTTCATAGTCACAGAACCTGTTATTTGAGCATTCTTGTTTGTTTCTTTAGCTAGTCGACCGATATTATTAATTTCTCTTTGTGCTTCCCTAGCACTACTTAAAACACCCTTAGTGTCCAGCTCTGCCTGAATGACATATTTTTCTTTAGCCATTGTTTGTTATACTCCTTAATTTACGCTTAATAGTTTTAGTTTTATCGTCCATTTTGTGAGTAGCTTTAATTAGTGTTTGTCCGTATCTTTGGTGTAAGTGGCGGTCATGGAGCAAGACATTGAGCATTCTCCAACTTTCCTCTTTATCTTGAAAACCGTTAATAATACCAATGTTACCACTTTTAAGAGAACCGTACGACCTAGTAACTTGTTTAGTGATTTTTTTAGTGTCAAATTTTGTACGATATCCTGAAAAGTCGCCACCTAATGAACTTTTATAACTGCGTTTTACTGTATTCTGATTAGAGTTAAAAGCGTCAGCCATTTCTAACCAGACTTTTTTAAGTTGTTTCTCTGTGAACTTTTCTAGTCCTGTGACTTGCTTGGTGGTTGCCATAATTTTACCTCCACATGCTCTGCTTTGTTTAACTCTTCTGCGGTTGTTTTCTTCTTCTCTTTAGGTGTCAACGTTGAAATTAGTTTTAGTGTCCACCCTAAAGGTCTATGACTATATACTTCATAAGGAACTCTAAAAGCCGTCATAGCACTAACAATCGCAAGCGTTGTAATTCTTGCGTCGTCCCTTATTTCTTCTCTGCTAGTGCTATTGCTTTTTTTGTTTCGTCTACCAGTTGTTCCATAAGTTCAGCAACAGTAACAGGCAACAAACCACCAATTAAAGCCCCTAGAATTTCATCAAGTGTATATTTTGGCGAACAAGCCCAAAAAAACAATGCCAAACTGTGATAATCTCGTTCGTTCAAATCTCCAAAGTAAATGCCATTATCTTCCATGCGTTCTAATGCTTTAAAGTCAAATTTAAAATCTTCTTTCTTCATTTTTCTATTCTCCTAATAAATTAAAATAAAAGAGTGGGAACTATTAATTCCAAGCCCTCCACTCTTAAAAATTACGCTTTGATGTCTTCGGGTGTGAGCGGTTTAAGGTCTGTAAACAATTTTTTAAAAGCAAGTGCCCCCCCACTTTTACCAGCTATCAAGTCTGCGTTATATACTTTGAATTTTACAAACAAGCGTTTCTTGCCCGCTAGTGTAAAATCTCCAGTTGTCACAGTTGCTGTGTGTTCATACTCTTTACCTGTTGGACTTTCTTCGTCCGCTTCGGCTGTGTCACTTGGTGTGGTAGCCTGAACACTTGGGTAGAATGTAACTTTATATCCCGAATCGGTATTATCACTATAATGTTCAGCATAAGCGAAACCATAAGGCTTGTGATTTGCTGCGTCGTCAGTCAAGTACCCTAAAACATTCCCAAACCCTAAAGCGTGAGTTGCAAAAGCGTCTGGCAAGTCATAAGACTTAACTTTAATTTCTGTACTTTTAGCCCCTGCGATTGTACGATAAGGCGCGTTAAACCCTGCATAGAAGTTTTTGTTATCTTGTTTGTTCTCTGTTTCAACACTACGCAAACCTGCGATAGGAATGCCTGGGGTTGACCCTGTTGGGTCTGTGAAAACTACCCCATACCCTAGACCGTGGGTTAGTTCATTTTTTGCTGTATATGCCATTTATTTTTATCCTCCTACTACTTCCAAACTTTAATAGCACCGTCTTTGAGGAAACCACCGCAAACGGTAATAGTACCATATACTTGTACTTTATTATGACGAACGTCTTTAGTCACATTAAATTCTGGTACCAAGTCCCCTGCTAGAATGCCCTTGTAAGGGTTAATAAGCACCTTGTCAAAAGTGTTATCCCCTCCGTCATTATAGTGCTTAAAGCTCAAAGTTTCAATTTTAGTTACTCCATTAACAACTGGTGTGAAATCATTTTCTTTTACAAGAAGAACATCATCGCCTGACTGTGAAAACTTATCGGCACTTGCTTTCTGTTTGATAGCCCCAACAATTGAACTTGAAGCAATTGAGCTATGAACTCCTCCCCAAATTAAATGACTTTCGATAGTTTGATATAAAGTATATAGTACTGTATTCAATGCGCTTTGTACACCGTCAGCAGTTAAATTCCCTGAATCAGAAAGATTAATACCAAAACCAAAACCACGAGGGGTAAGAATTTTATAAGTTTCTTCATTTACGCTTAACACGCTACCTGTTTGTCCTTGCTCTTTAGCTTCAGGAAAGCCTGTTAGATTGACCGACTGCAACAAATCAGCCCCAACTTTCGGGATACGTGACAAGAGAGGGAACTTATCGCCAATCTCCCCTCCATTTATCACATTCTCGATTTGTTGAGCATAACGGTCTGTAATATTAAATTCAGCCATTATTCACTCCCTTTCTTATTTAGACGCCTAAACTACCCTTTTTTTTTAGGTATGCCGAACGGTTTTTACCACGGATAGAACCACCCACAAGAGTTTCAGAAAGCCATTGTTCAACGTTATAACGGAGGTCAAAGTCGTTGTAGTTTTCCATGTTCAAATCTCCGATAAGTACGTACTCGTCGTGATTGTATACCGCTACTTCGTCTTTAGGCATCCAGACACGTGTTTCAAGTTTATCCGCCCCAAACGATTGAGCAATTTGAGTTTTTGTCGCCAACTCGTTGAATCGTGAGTGTCCGTCTGTTCCTTTAGCTTTACGCAACTCTGCAAAAGTTTGTGGACTCATAACAATTGTGATTGCGTTAGAAATTGAGCATTCAGCAACTGCGTCAGTAATGCCCTCAAACAAGTCTGTATACTCGATTTGTTTTGTCCAACCGTCTGTGGCAGTTTTCAAACCATAGAAACCGTTAGAACCGTCAGCAGAACCAAGAATCATGTTGTATTCCACTTTTTGAATAACACGGTTTACCATTTCAGACATTACATATTCAGACAACGCACCTGAATCATTTACACCACGCACAGTTGCTTTATCCATTTGCAAGTATGCTTCAGCCATTTGTGGACGTAGTGAACGTTTTGTAGCTGTTTGAGCTTTGTTTTTGTCTGTACCTGCTTTGAAAGTACCTTGTAAGAAAGTATCATCTACACCGTCCTCTGCAAGTGTCAAACCTTGGAAGCGTGCTTTCATAGCACCGTCATAGATACCTGACTTACGAGCATATTTTGAAGTGATAGACCCAAGAGAGTTGACAACGTTCAAATCTGCACCATTAGAAAATTCACGCAAGAAACCTTGTTCTGGCATTTCTAGCATTTTGTCCCCAAGTTCACGCATAAATTTACGCTCTACGTCTTGAGGTTTTTCGCTAGGAATCTTAGCTTCACGTTCCTTTTTGAGTTTTTCACGTTCTTTGTTAAGTTCTTCTACTTGAGCTTCAAGTTCTCGAACTTTTACACCTGCTTCGATTGCTTGCTTCATGATTTCTTGTGTTTCGTTTGCACCCATTTGTTTTTGTTCTCCTTTTTCTTCTTCTCGTACTTTTGTCACTTTAGCACCTTTGTTACTTGGTAACGGAGTTAGTGACACCTCCGTAATTGTAACGTCTTTATAATAGCCTACTCCGTCAATTTCACGAGCTTTTACACCGTTAGCATTAAAGCCAACTGACAAGCCTGTTTCCTCAATCTTTTCAGCCGTGTATTGTTCTTCGTCAACGTAACCTGTCAAGATTACATTATCCCCCTCAAGATGAACAAACCCTGAACCAATTTTTTCTCTATGGCGGTTTAGGATATCTACTCCGTCCCCTGCGTTAGCAATGGACTCAATAACCGTACCGTGAGAATCAATTGTCCCCAGTGGGTTCGCTATCCCTCGAACTGCTTTTACTTTCAATATTTCCTCCCTTGGCTGTTGTTGATATATAAGCGACAAAGTTTTCTTGGTTGAAAACGATGTTCTTATCGTGTTGTTTTAATAGTGGTAACACTTTTTGAATTGCGAAAGCGATAATAGTAACTTCATTACTTTGTCCATAAAGCAATTCTCTTGGCATACCGTACTCACTCAAAGCAACCTCGATTGCAAGATTTGCGTCATTTTGTAGCGAACCGCTGTAATCTGGCTGAATCTGTTTGATATCGTCATCTGAACCAATAACAGATACACCATTGAATTCTCTGGCAAGTTGTTGTTGTTGTGTTAGACGTTCACGAATTCTTTCCCAAACCTCTTTTAAACCGCTAGAAACTTTAGTTTTCCAATAGATTTTTATTTGAGCTTGAGAGTCAAGTCGTCTACCAATTCCATTACTAGCCATTCCAAACATTACACCAAACCGTTGTGGGTTAGCACCATAGAAAGGGTTTAGCAACATTTCATAATCGCTTGTTCTAATAGTGACCTGTCTGCGATTTGGTTCTCTAACTAAAATGTTAAACTGGTCCGCGTTCACTCTTTGAGCGTAATACTTGAAACCACCATACCAAACACGATATACTTCTTGACCTTGTAAAGCCCAATAAAATAAGTCCTCAAGTTTGGACGCTTCAGAATAATCAACATTATCAAAATAGGAAACTAAGCCCAATAACTTACCTAGTAACAAATCAGTTGTAGGGTCTTGGACTGTGAAAGTTGAAAAGCTCACATCTTCCGCTCTGCGTGATAGATTAAATAAGCTCATTTACTTCTCCTATTTGATTTCTCCTGAATCAATGTCAATTTTGCGTCCGAACTCTTTTTCGATTTCTGCAATAAACATTGTATCAACTGGCAAATTAAGTTTAGCCCATTTGTTTTGATAATTTTCCAACATACGCATTGTTCGAATATGGCGAACACTTACACCGTCCGAAACATACCAATGTTTAACTTTGCCTGAATTGTCTAGTCCTTGAATAAGGTACATTTTTATCATTCCTCCTGTTTGATTATTTTGGTTTGAAGTTCCAGTAACTAGTTTATTAAATAAGTCAAGTTCTGCTTGTCTGCGTCGTACTAAACCTTGTAACACTTGACCGCCTGCATTACGATACTTCGGAATCATTGAAGCACAATAAGCATGACTGAACTCTGCCCAACCGTCAGCAACGAAAACATTACCGCAATTATAAGCCAATGAAACCAAAGCGTCAAACTCATTTTGATTTGCTTTGCCTTTTACATAAGCGTCAACCATAGGTGCATACTTATCATTGATGTCAATTTCTAGCTGACTATCTGCTTGTTCTTGCGTCCAAGTTGTGTCTGCTGTTACTCCATAATGTCCCCAACCGATTGTGTACATTTGTTCCCACGGTACTGGTTTATAAGCAGTCAATCGGCAACCCTCGAACTCTTTAATCAAGTTCAAACCGTTTTGTGATATCTTGATTTTTACCACCTCCATTTTTGATTATTGTTTTTTATAAGGGAACAATTAACCCAAGTATTCACAATATGTTAAGATGTTATAAGCGTCTGCGATGTTGTCATCTTTGCAATCAGAATCAACTAAGCCAGTAGCCTTTAAAAGTTCAAGACTTTCTTCTTTTCGTTGTTCTCGTTTGCCTGAAATAAGATGATAGCTACACCATTTAGAGTTATCAATAAAAGTATAGCCATTTACTAGACCGTCAATAGCACCGATAAAATAGCCGTTACAATTAGCTAATGTAATGCTGTGCTTTCTGTTTCTACCCATGATAGGCGTTTCAATAGCTAGATGATAATCTTTTAAATCAAACTCATTAATGATATCTTTAATTGCGTTTACAATGTCAAAGGTACGTTCCCAAGCGTTCTTTTTTGCGTTGTATGCTTTAATAGAACCGACATACAATTTACCATCTTTTCTAAAGGCGTACCCTGTTCCCTCGTCTTTCTTACTAGCTGTGCTAAAGTCAATAGCTAAAATTTTTTTCATTTCTATCCTCTTAAATAGGTAGGCTATAAGAAGTCACGACTGCGTAAACATCTTCTTGACTTTTATCAATGTTGACACCGTAGTCAGTTTTAGAAATAAACTCTAACACCTGTTTTAGTTCTACTTCATCATTAACAAAATAGATGTTTTTTTCTGCCATGCTTTTTACCTCCCTCATTGATTATGTTATTATTATAGCATACCCATTTTTAGTTATAACTTTTATTATACCAACAAAAGATTTAGATAGTTTACAATTTTATTAAATAATTTGTAACCAAAAAATAATATATTCCTGACTATTCCCACGGTTGAGCGATTATTCTATTTTTGACCCTGATTTTTTTGCTTGATTTTAAAAAAACGTATGTTATAATAAATATATAAAAATTGAATACGCCTAAGGCTTGTCTGATGTCTTAGGAATTGAGTATATGAAAACCGTACTGAATAAGGCGTGAGTAATGAATTAGGCAAAACACAGCAAGGAAGTATCAAACCATTGCAAGAGTGGCGTTCCCCCTGCTTCCTGTTAAGTCGTTGTGTTTGGGTTTTCGTCATAGCCTAATTGACGTGAGGACTAATTGAGTTACTAGCGCTGACATATTAATTAGTTCAAGAGGGGGGATAAAAACTTGCGTTTGCGTGGATAGTTATACCCTTTAGCAAAGTAACTAAAAAGAAATATTTGATAGCTTGAATTGTAATATAATTTCGGCTATAATTAAAGCATAGATAAAAAGAAAGAGGTATTTGAATGGATATTTACCAAAGTTTAGAGAAAAAAATGGTACAACTAAGTTATGGCGAAATTGATTTTAGTGAAGCTGGCGACTGGTTATATAATAATGGAGATTTGATTTTATTTGAAATGAACTGGTTGCGTGAACAATTAGAAAAATAAAAAGAAAGAGGTATTTAAATATGTTTATTGTTTATTGGATAATGTCTGCTATGTTTGGAATTGTAGCAAACGTGGATCATTCTCTTTTTGGAATTTGGTTCTTGTGTTGCCTAGGTTGTTTTATTCTAGGTTTAGTTAATTTAATAAAAGGAGGATATAATAAATGATAATTACTGATGATCTAAAAGCAATTAACAAAGATATCGTTGAAGCTAAAGACTGGAAACAAATGGTACAACGTACTAAATACTGGATAGTTAGATTAAAAAATATTTATCCTGATTATGAATTTAAAACTTATTGCAAACCGCTACGTGATAAAAATATCATTTTTATTGACTATAAAGTAAAAGGGGTTTATTAAAATGCAGGACTTGTTTAAACGTGTTATAACTGCTAAAGAACTACAAGAAAAAGAGGACTTCAAAGGTGGAAACGAGTGGCTGATAGAACACTTAATACCACGAGGACAGGCAGGTCTGACAATTGCACCACAGAAGTCTTTTAAAAGTTCTACCACGTTGCAAATGGCTTTAAGCGTAGCTAAAGGTGTCCCCTTTGGCTATTTTAAAACTAAACAAGCGAACGTGCTTATTATTGATAATGAAGATACTGACTTCGTTTTACATCAACGTTTAAAGGCTTATAATGATGTTCCTGATAACTTGCATTTCATTACAGGTGGAATATTTAAGCTAGACAATACAAACCACATGAATGGGCTTTATAAGTTCATCAAAGAGAACAACATCAAGTTTGTTATTTTGGACAACTTAAAAGACATGTTGACAGACAGAAATACACTAAATGACATGTCAAGTATGAATGACGTGCTGAACAACATAACACGATTGAAGTTGCTCTTGAATGATGTAACATTTTTATTGATTGCACATGCTAGAAAGGACACAAACAATCAATCGTTAGAGGAAAAGTCTTTTAGAGTTAGAAGCACACATGCTTTAGGTAGTTCGGCAATCGGTGCATGGTTTGAATTCTGTTTATGTCTAAGCCCTAAAATGGGAAAGAATAGCAAGTATTCAATTTTGACTGTTGAGGCACGCAATTACGCTTATGACAAAGAGGTATGTCTGGGCTATGTAGGGGAACAATTTCAAATTATAGACCCCACAGGAAACAAACCTAAAGAGATATTAGAAGAAGAACAAAAAGAGGGGGAAGAATACGAAGAAACAAAAAACGACGCAGAAAGTCTTTTAACAGCTTTGCAACAAAATGGAAAACTAAAAGAAATCAACGATTAATCGCTTTGTCTTTGACATTGCGGTTTTTCTTTTGTATAATTAAGTCATCAAATAAAGAGAGGGAAACAAAAAAATGAAAATTGCACTTGAAACACTTAACAAAATAGTTGTAAGACTTCAAAAAAAAGAACCAGTAACAGATATTGAAAATGATATGCTTCTAGGGCTATTAAATAGCGTTTATAGCTATTATAAACAAAAGGAAGATATTTCTATGTTAGATGTCTTAATCGTTCTCTATGAGCGTTTAACAGGCATTAAAGCGGACAAAAAAGAAGAGATAACACGCTTCATTGAAAACTTTAGTGCAAAAGGTCTTGTCAAGTTGTTAGATAGCCTAGAAGAAAAAGGAAAACGTCAAAAAGAAAGCAAAGTAGACGACACATTTATCAATGAAACAAGAATGTACTACAAAGTAGTAGCAAACAAAATCAAAGAAAGAGGTGTTAAATAACGGCAATTGAAAAAGTAATTTATTATTATGACGATGGAACAAAAAGAGAATATCCGCCACGATTGACAGACCTAGAACAGTTAGAAGAGTTCAGAAAGTCAAAAGCTGATGTAACAGAAGTGTATGACTTCATGCAAGAACATTTAAGCAAGTTTGAATCTAAATTGTCACTATGCTTTAAATATATGGTTGATGTTCTAGGAATGGACGAACAACAGGCAAACAACACGCTAGAATTTTGGTGTGATGAATGGGGAGTTCAAAACGTTCATTTTATCGCAGAGGGTGGCGAGTGTAAAATCTGTGGTAAACAATGCAATGCTAAAAAATTGTTCTGTTCAGAAGAATGTTACAAAGATTACATAGATTTGAAACACAATGGTAATTGACATAGATAAAAAAGTTCGATATAATTAAGTCATCAAGTTAAGAGAGGAAGCAAAAATGAAAAAATACAATGTTAAACTAATGGATAATAAAAAAGGTTATCTTAATTCTTTCAAAGGTCAGTTAGAAGAACGATTTCTATTCTTGAGCTTTAAAGAAGAAAGAGAAGTTTTTAAGACGCAATTCACAAAAGAAGAAATAAAACAAATTGATGAAAGATATTTAGAATTCATTGAGGAGGTTAAATAAATGGCAAAAGAATATTACGCAAATAAATATGGTATTCAATTAGAAGAGTTTCTAATCTGGGGTTCTGAATGGGACTTAAAATTTTGGCAATATAACTTCACAACTAGTCAAGGGTTTGCTTTAACAAACGCTTTGAAGTACGTTGTAAGGGCTGGTAAAAAGCCTGATGAACCGTATGAAAAAGATATGGATAAATATGTTGACTACATAAATATGGCTGTCAAAATGGGCTTTACACAAGAGGAGGCGGAAGATTGGGTAGCACTTCAAAAATCAATCTTTGAGGAGTTCAAAGGAAGAAAGGCGGAACTTGAAGAACTTAGAAGAAGAAAGGAAGCGAAACATGTATAAATATTGTGCTTTAAATCACCATAAATTCTTATGGTTTAAAACTTTTGAGGATATGGCGAAACATTTCAGCGTTACAGAAAGTTATTTAAAATTCTGGCTGAATAAAGATGAGCCTTTGAGCGGTTGGTTTATTAGAGAGGTAAAATATGGTTCTGGACTGGAATGACTTCAATAAATGGCGAGAAACTAGCTTAGAATATCATAAAATGTTAGGGGAACACAATTACACTAATGCACTAACATTCTTTGAGTACGCCAGACAGTATTTCAATGCAAAAGGTTTTCCACCTCCTGAAAAGAAAACAAAGACAGGTAGAAAAGGAAAATACACGCAAAAAGATAACAAAGAACAGTTAAAACAAATACATGAATACATCGGAGGTATTAAATAATGGCATTAACAATTAAACAACTAATCGAAAAACTTGAACGAGTAGAAGATAAAACAGGGGACGTATTTATTGAATTTCCAGGTGAATTTCTAAGCGTTGATACTGTATTGCTAGACAATGAGGGCGACATCACTTTAATTAATGAAATGGCTTCACATCATTGTGATTGTCAAAAGTGTAAAACAAGTGAAACAGAACTTTAATAGCTTAGTAATTGACAAAAGAAAGCAAACACGGTATAATTAGTTATACAGTTAAGGAGGGATAAAAAATGTTGACTTTATTATTAACTATTATATTTATTTGGCTTGTATTTAAAGCCGTTGAAAATATAGCAAACGAACTTGGTGTTTATGTCCGTGGCTTTCTTAAATGGCTATGGAAAATGTACAAAAAACATATTAACAAAGGAGTGAGCCTATAATGGAAAGTAAAGTTCTAAAACTAATCAATGAAATCGAAGTACCAAAAAGTCAATACAACAGCTTCGGAAAGTACAATTTCAGAAATAACGAGGATATTCAAACAGCTTTGAAACCTTTGTTATTACAGTATGGACTAATGGAAAAAGCTAGTACAGAAATGCTAGAAATGAACAACGAACTGATGTTACATGTCCATGTTGATATTTTTGACCCTGATAACCCTAACGACATTACAAGCGGTGACGGTTGGGCAGTCATTGACATCAACAAGAAAGGAATGGACAAAGCTCAAGCGACTGGGGCTAGTCAATCATACGCAAGCAAATATGCCTACGGTCAAGCGTTAAAATTAGATGATACAAAAGACGCAGATAGCACAAACAAAGGGCAAAACGTAGTTACACAACCAAAAGCACGACCTAAAGCGAACTATCAATACAAGTTAAGTGACTTGAAAAAAATGGTAGCAAACAAAGAGATGTCAAGCGACCGTGCTAATGAGCTTTGCAAACAAGGAAAAGTAAACATGAATGCTTAATTCTTGACAAAATAAATCAAATAAAGAGAGGGAAACAAAAATGAAAATTATTGAAACTTTAAAAGTGAACGAAACCAACACAAAACAAGTTGAAACATCAAAAGGAACTAAAAAAGTTCTATCATTTAAAGCATATCCATTTGAGCACTACATCGGAGGTATTTGGCTACCTGATAGCGTAAATTATGGCGACATCGTAACAGTATTTATTGACCAAATTAAAGCCGAAACAAAAGGCGATAAAACTTATTACAATGCTTCGTATGCTAAAGTAACTCCAGAATTTAACTTAAACCGTGACAATAATGAACCACAAAATAACACGGCAGACTTATTTGGTGGTGGTTCTCCTGTTGATATTCCTGATGAAGATTTGCCATTCTAAGGGGGTTCATCAATGGGATATGACTATGAAATGATACTTGATGAAGTAGACAAATTAAGTCTACAAGGGC